GAACGGCATCGTAACCGCTTGATCTCGATCAAAGATGCAAGGGGAATTGGGTTCTTTACCCTAACTCTCCCTGCCTGCGCAAATTGGCTTCATAACCAACTTGATCAGGGCTATCTCGACGATGATCGCCCTCCGTATCACGGAAGACGATCAAAGAAGGACGTGAGGCCGCCATTCCTGGCGGGTCTCTACGATGTCATCTTTGATGAGCATGGAACGCTTCTGGAGTCTCCGGATCCTACTGCAATCGCCCTTCTCAGACAGGTTTACCTGTTTGCGAAGAAATACGATATGCAATGTTCACAGGAGCGGATTGATGAAACCATTGCGGATTTCATCGCGTGCGAAGAAGAACTTCCACGTAGCCACCCAGGTACTTGGGATGATGATCATCCTAAGTGGGTGCAGCGTCACGGCCATCCCCTTTGGGGAAAGCCTTCAGACCTGCCTGGACTTTTCAAAAGTCCAGAGTCCCCCGAACAGTTTGATTGGGATCTCTTCCGACGGCTCTGCCGTTGGAATACTTCCTTGTTTATACCGTTCGATCACTGGGCCTTGACTCCGAAGCACGGACCTGGCGTAGTTTCTGACGGACCGACTATGAAATGGGAATTTCATAATTGGCCTAAGAAACTTGGACGTGTATTCCCTCCTGATTGGTTCGCATCTCACGACTTCGTGGATCGAACCCTTACAGATAGGGAGTTCCCGTCTCGGTTAGCCTGTGTACCAAAGACCCAGAAGGGGCCGCGGCTTATAGCCTCGGAACCAACTGCCCATCAGTGGATGCAAGGTGCTATCCAACGATGGTTTGAAGATGCTTTGAAGAAGCATCCTCTCGGTCTCTCCATTGATTTTGGCAATCAAGCCTTCTCAATGGAAATGGCCCAACATGCGAGTGCGCATCGCGATCTTGCGACAGTCGATTTATCGGCTGCGTCTGATCGTTTAAGCACTCGACTTGTTGAGTACGTCTTTCAGGGGCATGAGCCCCTGCTAGATGCACTACATGCTACCCGGAGCCGAGCCCTTGTGATACCTCCCGGTATCTCTTCGAGGATAACTGAACGAAAGATGATGATCCTTCGTAAGTTCGCCCCGATGGGCTCAGCCTGCACCTTTCCAGTGCAGACTATCGTATTCACCCTCCTCGCCCATTTTGCTGTTATGGTCGCTAGAAGCGACCGTGACATCTCATGGAACGGGATGATGAATAGGGCTCGCCAGATCCGAGTCTTTGGTGATGATATAATCATCCCTACTGACTCATACCCGGTACTCGAGCGGATATTAACATCCGT